AGGTTGTTCTCGTGCTAAAAAGAAATTGATATTATATTATGGCAAATAAGGGCAAACATAAAATAGAATTTGCTGTTGAACATTATAGTAGTAAATTATATATTAGTTCAAGTACTTGTTCTCAATGTCCATTAAAAATATATGCCAATGATAAAGATACAATAACTTTTGGAACAGGTAATATTAATTCTAATACTATAATGATTTTACCTTCTTATGATGTTAAAGCTAGTATCAATTATAATACTATTTTAAAGATTGTACAAGATTCATACAAAAATATTAAAGGTACTAATTTACTTGAAGATTGTTATGTTACTCGGTCTATAAAATGTTTAGACAAAACAGATTTTAATCTTGAAGATAGTGCTATTAAATATTGTCTTAGTAAGTTAATTTATGAAATATCTCGTATCAGTCCCAATAAAATTATTATTTTCGATAAGAGATTATATGATTTAGGTTTGTATGAATTTTGTATTGGAAAATATAATATTAAAACGGTTATAAGTCCTGCTGTTATGTATTATAATAATCAAAAATTACATAATATTTTTATTAAACAATTAACAGAAGCTATAAATGATTCGTAGTTATGCTTATGATGTCGAAGTTCTTAAAAACTTCTTTAGTATTACTATTGTAGATTTAAATGACTACCTTAAAACTTTTTCAAATGCTTGTGTTATAAATAGTAAAGGTAAAAAAGAACCTGTACCTCTTACTCAAATTTATAATGTATCTGAAATAAAAGATAAACTTGATAAAGTTAAATCTTATAGTTTCTATATTACTGATACTGATGATAGTCAATTATTATCTATGGTTGGATTTTTAAATCAAATGACTCCTCATTATGATAGTAATAATATTGCTATTAGAAGTGATATGTTTGGTTATAATAGTTCAAGATATGATAAATTGATGATTGCTGCTTTATTGATGTTTGTAAATCAAACTGATAGTGTTAAAGAACTTATTACTAAACTTTATGAAACAAGTAAGAGAATAATTGAACTTCAAAATAATAATGAAGTATTAAGAAGTGATTATTTTCTTACTTCTTTGCGTAAATATAAAATTCCTTATACAGATATAGACGTTATGACTATATTTGCATTAAATAAAGTAGGTAAAGGTACAGATGTTAAAGGTAATGCTATTTATTTTGGAAAAAGTCTTAAACAAACTTCTATAAATCTACAATGGTATGAATTATTAGAATATGAACTTCCTCCAATAGGCGATAAAGATGCTCATTTTTATAATAAAGATTTTCGTTATAAAGGTTTTACTAATGACCAACTTAATGAATTGATAGATAAATGGGATAGATTTATTATTGATGAATGGATTCCATCTATGATGCATTATAATAAAAATGATGTCTTTATTGTTTGTGAAATGATTAGGCTTTACATTGATGAAATAAGATTAAGATATAATATATCTAAAGCTTATGGAGTTAATGTACTTAGTAGTTCTAGAAGTAATATTGCTGATAATTTATTTATTAAGTTTTATAGTGAGTTTAGCGGACTTGTTGAAAGTCAATGGAGAGGACGTAAAACTGAACGTACTGCTATGGCTTTTAAACGTGTTATTTTTCCTTTTATTAAATTCAAGACTGATGACCTTAAAGCATTTCTGGAAGAAATGAAAAAGGTTGTTATATATTCTCTTGGTAAAAGCGGTCTTAAAGATGTAGCAGATAAACATCCTGAATATAAGTATATTAAAACTTCTAAAGACGCAGGATGGTTTGAAATTAAAATTAATAAGTTAGTTTATACTATTGCTACTGGTGGACTTCATACACAAGATATTCCAAGAGAATTAAAAAGTAAGCTGATTTATATCGATGATTCCTCTACGGGGAGTTGTACTAAGTCATATACTGCAAATACTACTATTTGGGATAAAATTACTGATGATAGTTATATTTATGTGCATTGGGATATTGCTTCTTTTTATCCTTCAATAATGGATGTTTATAAAATTGCACCTGCTCATCTTAATGAAGGAGTTTTTGTTAAACTTATTCATTGGTTAAAAGAAACTCGTGTAACTGCTAAACATAGTAAAGAAGAATATATTGATGGTATTCCTAAAGATACTCTTGCACAAGTATTAAAAATTGTAATCAATTCCATTTATGGTAAATTGGGTTTTGATAAGGGAGATATTTGTGATAGACTTGCTGTTCTTAAAGTTACTATAAATGGACAACTTATGATTATAATGCTTTGTGAAGAACTTGAACTTAATGGTATTGAAGTAATGTCTGCTAATACTGATGGTATTGTTATTAAATTACATAAAAGAAACAAAGATAAATTTGAAGAAATTGCTGATAATTGGAAAAAACTTACTGGTCTTGATGCTGATAGTGAAGAATATAAATGTTATATAAATAGAGATATTAACAATTATATTGTCGAAGAACTTAATGGCAAATTATCTTATAAAGGTGCATTAAATCCTTTTATGTATAAAGTAGATTTACAAAAAGGATATGATATGCCTGTTATTGCTAAAGCTGTTGTTAATTATTTTATTTATAATAAACCTATTCTTGAAACATTATATGAAAGTAAAAATATACTCGACTTTTGTAAAACTCAAAATATAGGTAGACAATTTCATGTTGAATTTACTAAAAACAATAAACATGAAATATTACAACGAAATGTTAGATTTTATGCGTCTAATAAAGGAGGTGTAATAGAAAAAGTAAATAATACTACAGGAGCTAGAAATGAGTTATGTGCTGGTAGACAAGTTATTATTCTTAATACTCTTGATGATGTAAAAATAGAATATAGAAATATAGATTATGGTTATTATTATCAAGAAGTTCTAAAAATCATTGACCCTATTAAGTTAAATATTAGTCCTAATCAAAAAGGTGACCCTAGTAAAGGTATTAAATCCGGTAAAGCACTTATTAAACGAATGTCTTGCCAATATAATAAACTTTTTGACGATGATGACTTCTAAAAATAAATATATTAAACAAGTTGTTGATGGATTTCAAAATAATAAAGGTAAAGCGAGTATTTATTGTTTTACCTCTTCTATCATACCCGAACTTGTTTATAATATCATAGTCCCTTTTTCTAAAAAACATACAAATGAACAAATATTTATTGTTGTCGATAAGTATGATACAAGAAAAAATATTATAGCCTTTTTTAATAAACATAATATTACTAAAGAAAATGGATATGATATTAGAATACTTAGTGATTCTTATATAAACACTAAATATTCGTATGCTTATAAATTAGTTATTACTATTGGTGTTAATGATAATTTAGATGTTCTCAATCATTTAATAAATCAATCTAAATTTCTACTTTCTATTTTTACTAAAAATATTATGAATCCTGATTTTATAATTAAAATTCGTAATATTATTCCTTTTATTGATACAGATAATATTGATAGTGCTGTTAGAGCTGAACAAATCTACTCCCCCGTAGAGGAATACCGATATGGTGTTGATTTAACTAACGATGATATAGAACTGTATAATAAATATACTAATTATATTTCTGCTTCTATGTCTATATTTGAGAATTTATCTAATATAGAAAAATGTAAAAAAGGTGATTCTGTTAATAATATAAGTGCTGCTGAATTTCGTAATAATATTGCTATTAAAAATGGTTGGTCTGAAAGTTTAGATACTACTATAGATTTTATGAAACAAATTGACGACCTTTATAATCCTAATGTGTTATTTGAACGAGCTTGTAATTTTTATAATATTGTTAAGCAAAGAAAAGATTTAGTTTGTGATAATGAAATTAAGTTTGAAATGATTGGAAATATTTGTCTTGATAATCAAGATAAAAAAATTCTGATTGTTTCTAAACGAGGTGAATATGCTGCTAAACTTACTAAATATTTAAATGGATGTTTAGATATGAAATGTGGCGATTATCATGACTGTATTGATGATGCTGTTGCTGTTGATGATGATAACAATATTATATTAGTTAAGAGTGGTGCTAATAAAGGAAAACCCAAAATTATAGGCTCGCAAGCCCAATCAAGCGCGAATGAAGCAAGATTTAATAAAGGGCTTATAAATGTATTATCCATTAAATCATCTTCAAATGTGAAGCTAAAAATAGCTTGTGATATAGTCATTTTCACTTCTTCATTATGCGAAGATATTATTAAACTTAGAACTCGTTTTCCTGGTATTACTTTTAATAATAATCCTACTAAAATATATCGTATTTATTGCAATAATACAATAGAAAATGATATATTTATTACTGAAATAGAAAATAAAAATATTAAGGTTATGAATGATACTGAAAATTTTATTGCTTATAATGAAAATTCCGGTGATATTGTTTTGTGATATAAACTATTATTGTTAATATTGCAGTGTGATAAATAAATCAAATGCCATTTGAAATGACTAAAAAACAAGAAGAAGAACAAGGTAATGTTGATGCTAAATCTCCTGCTCAACATAAAGAACCTAAAACTATTAGTACTTCTCTTGCTAAACATGATTATCAAGTAGAAATTAATAAAGGTCTTAATGCTATCAATCTCTTTGATGAGAAACAACTTCTTGCTGCTGAAAATTTACTTACTAAAGTAATGAGAAGTGATAAAGGTGGTATTAAGAGTGTAAATGATGGTCTTGCTATTTTAATGCGTGCTCAAGACTTAAATCTTCCTTTTTCTACTTGTATAGAACATATTCATGTTATCAATGGTAAGACAGGTATTGATATTCATGTTATTAAAGCATTATTATCAAAGGCAGGTTGTACTTGGAGATGTCTTAAAGATTATCAACCTCTGTATGAATATACAGATGGTATTAATGTTTATATTGATAACAATTTTCCTGATTATGTTGTTAAATGTATATCTCAAAAAGAAGCTGAATTAAAGACTAAAGAAGCTGGAGATAATATTGACAATGTTTATGTTTATCCTGTAAAATGGTATCAAGATTTAAATGGTAATGTATATAAAGATTATCAATTAAATATAAAACAATTCGGTATTGCTATAAATAAACATCAAATAGCAGAAATCGCTAAATCTGGTAGAACTCCTGTTTATCGTATTCCTAATAAACCTGTTGATTTCGTTACTGAATATGAGATTACTCGTATAGTAAATGGTAAAGAAGTTACTTCTAAAGGCAGATTTAGTTATTCTGATGCTCTTCAAGCTGAAATGTTTGAAAAAGATACTTATAAAAAATATCCTCGTGTTCTTATTGGTCATAGAGCTTTTACTTTGGCGGCTCGCGATATAGCTAGTGATATATTGATGGGTGTTATGGAAACTAGCGAACTTAAAATTATTACTGATACTAATTTTGATGCATCTGATTTTGTAGAGGCAGAAGAAGTTAAAATTTGAGTTATGATTGAAGAATGGAAAAATGTTATAATCGATGGTTGAATTAAGACTAAATATGCTATTAGTAATTATGGTAGAATTAAGAATTTAATTGAGAATAGATATATTCCTCAAAAGAATGATAAAGGCTATAAAAGAGTTACTATTAACGCTAAAGTAAATGGTAAAACTAAATATTTTACTTTAAGTGTTCATAGACTTGTTGCTATTGCATTTATTCCTAATCCTGATAAACTACCTCTTGTAAATCATAAAGATGAAAATAAAGCAAATAATGTTGTTAGTAATCTTGAATGGTGTACTGAGGCTTATAATGTTAATTATGGTTCCTGTAAAGATAGAAGTCGTATTTCTCAACAAAATCCTATTACTTGTATATTTAATGGCAAGAAAGCTACTTATATTAGTGCCCATAAAGCTGCTCAACTTTGTAATTGCTCTTGGGTTTCTATTGCCGAAGTTGTTAGAGGAAAGAAAAAAAGTTTGTATGGTTCTTATTGGCGTAGAGCTACTAAAGAAGAAATTAAAGCTCTAAACAATGAATATCATATAGGAGATAATATAGATTTTACTCCTTATAAAAATAAATCTAAAGTAAATCATTTATTTGTTAATTTATAAAAAGTAATTTAGTTATGAAAACTTCAAATGTAAAAGCTATGGGTTTTGGTTTTAGTGCAGTTAATGCTGGTCAGCGTAACACAACTGTTGAACCGCAAGTTATTGCTGTTTCAACTGAGGGTAATTTCCGTATTACTCCTGTTGTTAGTCGTGTTCTTGGTGTTGGACATGGTGACTACGTTATGTTCCTCTCTAATGTAGAGAATATTGATAGTGCTATTACCAATAAAGCTCCTGAAGTTGTTTCTTTCTGTGAAGCTAATGGTCTTGAACTTGGTTCTCCTGAAGCAGCTATTGCTCTTCATAAAGAATTTGATATGTGGGCTATTGCTAAAGGTATTGTAGAATATGATACCAAAGGTAATCAGAAAACTACTACTGAACGTCTTACTAAGAATGATAAGATTAAATTTGTTTCTCAGAATTTCGATGATATGCTTGAACAAGCAATGTTGAATGCTGATGATGAAACTAAAGAAGCTCTTTCTCGTGAAGGAGTAACTAAGGAAGAACAAATTGATATTCTTTCTGCTTTTGTTACTCCTCGTGAACTTCCTAAGCATAAGGGTTCTAAGGCAGCTAATCCTGCTGGACTTCAAGGTGCTGGTACTTCTCTGATTTTCACTGATTCTAATGTTTGGAAACAGCTTAAAGCTGATATGGGTGATGATGCTACTAAGTTTAATCGAGTATTTGAAGTTGATGTTGAGAATATCCAAGACATTGAATTGAGCAATGGTTTCGATGTTGTTACTGTTAAGGCTCTTGTTCTTGGTGAATCAGTAGATAAAGAACCTGCTCGCATTGGTAAATGTTCTGACGAAGAATAATTTATTGATATAGATGAATAAATAAGCCGAGAATGTAATTTTAATTGTTATGTTCTAGGCTTTTATTGTATAATTAACGTTAATTTTTAAATTCATAAATTTATGAAACAGGTTAATCCGAAACAAGTTGAAAATGAAGTAACTACCACAATTAAAAAAGTTAATCGTAGAGGTCTTGGTAGTGCTCGTGGTACTAGTCGTCTTAAATTTAGTCATGAACAAGCTAATAGAAACGGTTTGTTTATTGGTCATCTTGATAATGTTGTAGTTTCTACTATTGCTATCGGTGAAGATACTACTGGTATGCCTTCATTTAATGGTCTTAATATCCCTAAGATTACTTTTACTTTTGCTTCTAATGAAGAAGATGCAAATAAGCGTCATTATCAAACATTAACTTTTACTGCTGTAGAAAGTAATGCTAATACTATTCCTGGTGGTAATGATGATTGGAAAGTAAATACTGTATTTGATTGGCTTAAACATATTCTTAATGTTTACGTTCTTAAAGGTCGTGAACTTACAGAAGAGGAAGAAACTGCTTTGTCTTTACCGTTTGAAGATTTTGATGAAAACGGAGAATATGTTTCTATTGACCCTGAAGTTGTTATTGAAGGTTGGAAAGTTCTGTTTGAGAATTTTGAAAATATTCTTAACAGAGGTCGTGAAGGTCAACCTTATTATAAGACTAAAGATGGAAAAGATATTTCTGTTTGGCTTAAAATGATTCGTTATATTAAGAGTCGTAAAGGTGGTTGGCGTGCAGTTAATAATGGTGAATTGGCATTTCCTACTTTTGTTGGAGAAGGATGTATTGAAGTATATAAACAAAATACTATGCCTTCTATTAGAATCAATAGTATTAAAGAAGCTATTATTCCAATGAAGATTGAATCTCCTAAGAAACCTAATATGCCTACTCCTAATATGGGTTCAACTGTAAATCCTGGTATCGGTTCTGTTATGGGTGGAGTTCCTGTTGCAGATACTATGAGCGATATGAATTTTAATGGTATTGCTAATGAAGCTGCTGAAGATATGCCATTCTAATTTTAAATAGTATTTAAGTTCAAAAGTTAAATTATGGCTTCGTTGTGATTTTATTCATGACGAAGCCTTTTTTATTATGAGGAATATAAATAGTTCTAAATTAACAAAACAAGCTATACTTGAAAAAGTATCTCAAGTTAATATCTTTGCTACTTATTTAGGCATTTCTGTTGAAACAATTTATAATTGTATTAATAATGGGGAACTTATTTGTAATCCTTTACGTATTGATAATCATCCTACTGCTGGGTTTAGATATAATAATAAAGGAAAACTTAAATTTAAAGATTTTGCTAATGATGAATTTTGGGGTGATTGTTTTGATATTGTGGCTTTAGTAATGAGTAATATTTATAATAAGCCATATAATATTTCTAATAAAGAAGATTTTATTAAAGTTCTTAGACATATAACTTTTACTTTTAAAGATATTTTTTATGGAAAAGAAAAAGATATTAATGTTATAAATGATATAAATACTGCTATAAATGTAATTAAATATAAGAAACCTATTATTGAATTAGTAGTTAGAGAATGGAATTATAATGATGAGAAATATTGGAATACATTTGGTGTTTCAATTAAGTTTCTTAATTTGAATTTTATTTATCCTGTTGAACAATATTATATAAATAGAAATATAAATCCAGAGCCTAAATATTTTTATTCTACTAATGACCCTTGTTATGGATATTTTCTTGGAAAAGATAGTAATGGTGTTAATAATATTAAATTATATTTTCCTAAAAGAAATAAAGATATTACTAGATTTATAACTAATTGTAATCATCTTGAAGGTATATATAATCTTGATAGAAATGATTATAATATTATAGTTATTACTAAATCTACAAAAGATAGAGTTAGTATCGGTTCTGCAATTATGAAGAACTTGTTCCTCTACGGGGGGTTAATCAAAGATAGAATTGGTATTATTAATATTCCTCATGAAACGTATAAGCTTCGTAATAATGAATATGATTGGTTACAAAGTAAACTTACTGAAAATGGTAAAATAGTTTCTTTTATGGATAATGATAGGACTGGTAAAATTGAAGCTATTTGGCTTAGAGATACTTATAATATCATTCCTATTATTATACCTAATCGTTATAAAGTAAAAGATTTTGCTGAACTTGTTGCCAATAATAATTTTAAGACTATATCTGATTTGATTATAAATACAATTCAATATATAAAAGAATATGAAGAAAAAGATAAATATTTTAGGCCTACATTCAGAGGGAATGATGATTTGCCGTATTAATTCTACTGCTAAGAAAGTTATTGTTATAGAACCTTTAACTAAGGAACAAGAAGATGATATTGATAAATCTAAAAAATATTATGGTGATATTAGATTTATTAATAAAAATGACAAAACTATTGAAGCAAAAGATATTTATTTATATGGCGAAATAAATTTTGACAATGAAGAAGACCTTTATCATATTGAACAATTTAATCTTATTAATAATGATGGTGCTTGGATATATACTAATGTAGATTATAATACTGGTGATGTTTATCCTATTAATAACAGTTTTAAAACTTCTCAAATATATAATCCTATTGAATGGTTTAAATATTGTCATTTGCTTATTGGTAAACCTAATCGTGTTATTGTTTATAAAAAACCTAATTAATCATATAATATGGAATTTGATGAACTTGAAATACCAAGATATGAAGTTGTTAAAATAGTAAATGAAAATAGAAATACTATTATGATAACTGACAATATTGATGTTGCACTTTCTTGTTTTAATCGTAGTGTTGATTCTATAAATAATAATACTAAAAATCATATAGTTATATTTATTTATGATTATGATAAAAATGCCAATATAAAATATTATGATTCAGAATTTGATATTTGTTAATCCGATTACTAATCAAACAAATACTATTAATATTAATTATCCTGATGTTGATTATATATATTGGAGAAGTGTAATTGATTGTAAAACAGATAAAGATGTAATAAAAGTATTAGAAGATAAACTTAATAATTTAGATTGTACTAAAGAATATGATTGCGGTAGACCAATGATGACTACTTATTTTAATTATAATTCTGTTATTTCTGATTATTTTTATTATCTGTATAAACTTAACAATCAATTACTATATAATGAATATATAAATAAGTTTATTGATAGGCATATAGAAAACATTGTTTTTGAATATGAACATCCTTATTTAGATAAATCTGCTAAAAAAGTAACTAAACGAAAGAAAAAACCCACTAATAAATTTATTAGATATGTTACTTTTGATATATTTACTAATGAAAAGATTTATGTTTATGAAAATCTTTATACTAAAGAACAAATTAAAAGTGATAATCCTAATTTATTAGAAGAACTTAATGCTCCTAAAAAGAAAGAACGTAAAAAGTCTATTAGTACTAAAAAAGTTGGAGTTCCTATTAGTGCTATGACCTTTAATTTTAAAAAGAAATAATATGTTGCCTTTTAATTATAATTTTGGTCTATATAGACGTAATAACTTTGGTCAACCTTGTGTTTGGTATGCGCGTCCATTTAACCATAACTCTATTGAAGTATTTCATGGTATAGTTGGTAAAACTATTACTCATGAAATTATTATCACTAATAGAGTGCCAAGAGCAGAAATTACTTCTCGTGCTAAAGCAAAAGAAAAAGTTGGGTATAAACGTATATATGAACTAAAAGATAATGTCGAATCCCCCGTAGAGGGAGAACTATTAGCATATCTTAATAAATATCTGCCCACTTATCGTACTACTGCTGATGGTTCTTTATTACCTATGCTTGCTAAAGTTTATGATAATACTAATAATAGACTATTTAAAAAAGTTTCTTCTTTTATTGGTCAATGGAAAATAAATGGTCTTAGATGTTTTATTAGTGCTGTTATGTCTAATGATTTATTTAAACCTATTTCTCTTAGATTTCAAAGTAGAGAAGGTACTTATTGGCATAGTTTATTATATCTTGAAGATTATTTACTTAGTGTCCTTGATAAAAAACTTCTTGATAAAATGATTTCTGAACATTATATTCTTGATGGTGAACTTTATCTTCCAGGATATAGTGTTAATGAAATCAATCATTTTGTTAAAGACCCATCTACTAAAGAAAATAAACTTCTTCAATATTGGTGTTATGATATAGCTATTGAAGATTCAATTCAATATAATCGTACTAAACAATTAGAAGTAGCTTTATCTAATTTTATTCATGTATTTAAAGATAAAACTTCTCATTTAAATAATACTGAACAACTTATAGTATTGCCTTCATGGGATGTATGTAATGATGATAAGGCTTTATTATATAGAAATAAATCTATTGAACTTGGTTTTGAAGGTCTTATTATGCGTAATCCAAATGCTGAATATCAATTTGGTAAACGTAATCTTAGTATGATTAAATATAAAAAATCTACTGATGGAAAATTTACTATTATTGATATTTATCCTGAAGGAATTAAAAGAAAAGATATACCTTTATTTTGTTGTAAAAATGATATAAATGATGCCACTTTTGAATGCCATGTTGGTGGTAGTCAAGAATATCAAACTTCTATACTTAAGAATAAAGAAAAATATATTGGAAAATTTATGTTTGTTGAATATGGTGAACGTAGTGGAGTAAATAGTTTGCCTTTTCATATTAAAAAGACTTATATTTTGTGATTTATAAATATGAAGTAATTGCTCCTGTTACTAATAGACAAAGACCTCACTTTGATAAGAGAGGTCTTTTTATTGTGCCTATTATTAAAAAGAATTATAAATATTATATTGAATGCGCTCGTTATAATCCTAATACTTTTAGTAGAGAATATTTCTTATTACTAAGTGAAGAAAAGTTTGATAATAATTGTAGAAAATGTAGAGTAGACAATTATGGTCGTCTTAAACTTATTCTTCATGGTGAATGTAAATATTATGCTATTGATGAAATTGCTGCTCGTGGTAATATTGATGTAGAATATTTGGAAACAGAAGACGTTTACGATATTTATTTATTACGCTGAATAGCTATTTTTAGCTGTATATTAAACAATGTGTTTCAATGTGATAGTTTATATTAGTTTATTCAATCGAGCTAAAAACAGCTAATAAAAAAAATTAATTATTATTCTAAGTTTTAATTTATTTTCAGTATATTAGCGATATGAAAAGTTATGTTATAGGAATAGCCGGTAGAAAAAATAGTGGTAAAGATACAGTTGCAAGTATGATTAATTATATATTTGCTGTTGGTAAAACTAATGCTTCTTTTAGAGATTGGATGTTTAGAAAAGAAGTATTTGATAATACTTATAAAGATAGAATATTTCATTTTGCTGACCCTTTAAAAGATGTTTTATCTATTATGTATAATATACCACGAGAATTTTTTAATAGACGAGAATATAAAGATAATCTATGGTATTGTATTAATTCTGGTAAGTTTATTAATGAAAGTTCTATAAGCCCTTTACATTATAATATTATTACTATTGAAGACTTAAGTAAAGGTAAAAATATAAGTGATTATTTTAATTATATGAATCCTAAACTTACAGTTATAAAACTTCGTACACTTATGCAGTATTTTGGTACTGATATTTGTCGTAAGTATTTAGCTAATGATATTTGGATTAAATCTGCTTTATCTAATATTATAAATATTTCATCTAATAGAGTGATATGTATTGTTCCTGATGTTAGATTTTCTAATGAAGCTAATGCTCTAAAGTTTAATCTACAATCCCTCTACGGGGGAGTTATTTTGGTTGAACGTGAAAATGATACTTACGAACATTCAAGTGAAAATATAGATTTTGATACTGATTTTGTTATTGATAATAATAGTTCTTTAAGTAAATTATTTTATAAAGTTTTAGAAATATGTCAGACAATAAATTAGGTGTAGCCCTTGTTCATGAAATTTGTCCTATTTGTGGAAAACCTATGAATGAAAGTATAGTTATTAATAAACGACTTACTATTAAAGAGGCTAAGAAAGTAGAAGATATGAATCATAAAGCTATTGGTTTTAGTCAAAACGCTTGTGAAGAATGTCTTAAATATAAAGATACAGCTGTCTTTTGTATAGCTATTGATTGTGAAAAAAGTACTCCTAAAGAGCCTTATCGTACTGGTCAATTAGTAGGAATTCGTAAAGATTTTGATTTGTTTATTAATAAACCTGAATTTGTTCTTAAAACTAAAAATGGAGTATCATTTTGTTTTATAGATGAAGATGCAGGTAAAGAAATTGGAATGTTTAAATAAAATAATTGTACTATTATGAAGATTATTGCCCCTAATATAGAATTATGGGAACAAACTGATGATAAAATAAGTCATGTTGCTCGTTGTGCAAGAGTTTGTTATGGTAAAGAAAAAGGAAATGATAATATTCTTTACGAGAATCTTAAAAAGAGAAAACATTGGAGTATGTTTAGACATGAAACATGGTATGCTGCTGTACCTGTTTCATATCATGATGGTATTGTTTTTAATGCTATTAGACAATATTATAGTTCTCCTTATATAAAATATTTTACATATAAGGATATTGTATATATTATTACTAATGGAAATTTTATGCTTGATATTGAACAGTCTAATCCAGTATTATGTTCTATTATTAAAAAACATTCTATTAGTGCTGAAGAGGCTGTACAAATAGAATATATTTGGAAGCATTTTGTTCGTTATACTTTTTGTATTGTTACTCAGATTAGTACTAGTAGAGAACTTAATAGAGTAAGTCCTAATAATATTGCTGAACAATCTACAAGATATGTTTATGAACAAGGTACTATTTGTCAGCCTCATTGGATGACTGATAAAGAAGCATACATTGCAAATAATAGCGCAGATGAATTACTTAGTTCAGATAATGATAAACTTGTTGAATATGTTTTAGCTTGTGATAGAAGTTTTACAAGATATAAAAATCTTGTAGATAAATATAATATGATGCGTCAAGATGCTCGTGGTGTTCTTCCTCTTGATACTGCTACAAAATGTGTTTATACGTATTCTATAGATGAATGGCGAGCTATTATTGATTTACGTTATTATGGTATTACTGGTAAGCCCCATCCAAACGCTAAACTTATTGCAGGTATGATTAGAGAACAACTTATTGGTCTTGGTTATGATATATAAAATGGATATAATATGAATAAATTTAATAGTATAAAATGTAAGCTTGGACTTCATAAATATGAAGTTTATAAAGAAGAAGAATTTACTGATTTGCGTAAAGATGTTATTGGCAAAGTAATTATTAGTCGTTGTTCTATATGTGGTAAAATACGTGTAGATAAAATTAGAACTGTTGAAAATTATTAAGTTATGAAACGTAGTAAAAGATATATTAAGAAACAACAAAAGAAAGAACTTATCAATAAAAAAGTTCTTCAACGTATTATTAGAGAAAGTAATCTTTGTCAGCACGCAATAAAAGAACTTAAACTTGCTGGATATGGTAAGGGAGAAGGTGGTCCAAATGATTGGATGTATCAACAAGTTCTTGAAGCTTTAGCTGTATTTGTTTCTCATGGTAATTCTGGTGTTTCTGCTCCTTGTGAAATTCATCTTGTTCAAAAACTTTGTAATTGGGATGTTGTTAGTCCTTTAAAATTTACTGATAATGAATGGGGTTCAGATAATGCAGATTATGTTTGTCAAAATATTCGCAAGGGCGATGTATTTAAGAATCCTGACGGCACTATTTCTTATAATGGTGCTTTTGTTAAAAGACCTGTCAGAAAATATAGTTTTAATACTAAAGAATGGACTAATAATATAAATCCTATTACTTATAATGGAGGTCTGTTTGTACATAATTGTGGAGTTCTTACTGGACGTTATTTTAGAAATTGTAATCTTTGTTCTTATGATATTAATTATGGTTGGATGCCTAAAGAATGTATTGTAATTGATTGCGTTGAAGTAGAAATCAGTCCTAATAATTGGATAACGGCTGTTCAAGAAGATTCTATTGATTTAATTGGTCTTAGTTGTAGATATGATATTCAATGGAAAGATTGTCCTTGTTTAAAAGGCATCCGTCTTGAAAATATTACTCCTGAACTTGAAGTAAAAGCATATAATGAAATGCAAAAAGGTTTTGATGTTAAATAATATAATATTATGGCAAGTTTATATCAAATTTCAGAAGATATTCTTCGTATATTCAATGATGTTGAAAATGCAGAAGGAGAAATTACAGATGAACAATATGACGCTCTCTGTATTAAACAAGAAGAACTCAAAGAAAAACTTGATAGTTATGTAAAAGCTATTAAGTCTTGGGAAATTGATGAGAAAGCATTAAAAGATGAAAAGAAACGATTTACTGATAGACAAAATGTTTATAAAAATCGTATCGAACGTCTGAAAAATGCTGCTCTTAAAGCTGTTCTTGCTTTTGGTGAACATGGTAAATCTAATATGTTTGTCGAACTTCCTAATTTTAGATTATTTAGTCGTTCTTCTAAATCTGTTGAAATAGATGAAGAACGTATTAATATTTTTATGGAAGAATTTGAAAGATATATTAGAGAGCTTGTAGGCAATGGTATTCTTTATGCTGCTCAAGATGTATCTTTAGAAGGTATTCTTAATTGTATTAATGCAAATATTCGTGCTGCTCACGGTGATGATTTTGAAGCATTTACTATTAATGATTTAATTGCTATGAAAATTAATATAAGTCAAACTGCTTCTATTTATGATTTATTTAAAAGTGGAAAAGCATTAACTCTTTATGGTGAAGAACCTATTTATACTAAAATGGAAAATGTTACTTCTAAAGAAGATTGGAAGAGTGTTATAGATACTACTAATATGTCAAATACTAACGCTCCTACTATGGCTAAAGTTGTTATAAATACATCATTACAAATTAAATAAAATATGAAAGATACTTTTATCAATGATATAAATGATAAAGGTCTTTCACTAATTCTTAAAAGAGAAGCTAATATTATATTGGCTTCTCTTGATGAGAATAGTGTAGAATTTATCATAAAGAAAGAATGTTTTAAGAATGTTCTTAATGTAGTTAAAGCAATAGAAAAAACTGAGCCTCAAAATGAATCTGAAATTAATTTTATACTTGATATTCTTAATCGTCTTTGGAATACTGGTGTTCTTAGTCCACTTGTACTTAAAGAAGAAGAATTTTTAGAAACTTCTGATGATAATGGATATCGTCGTAATAAACGATATAATGATATTTATATTGATACTAAAACTAATAATTCTATTTGTAATGATAATGCTTTTAATATATCTATAAGAGCTTATTATTCTGTTGATACTAATGAACAAATCCCTAATGAAATTAAAACATTACATAAAAATCATAGAGTGTATATTTCTAAAGGAGGTGTTATTACTGGAGAATATATTGAAAAATGTTTTATTAGACAAAATGTAATAGATAGACATTGTTTTACTATTCAAAGTGTTGTAAATATCCCTGTTAGTGAAATTAATGATGATAATAATGTAATATATGTTGTTGACCATAGAGAACCAAAGCTTAAAGTACTTCAACAATTCTATGATGTTCCTGTAAATAATGATGATAATATTGCTAATAAACATTATAATATTCGTAAGTTTAAAAAGATAAAATAATTATGGCTTATTCTGTTAAAGGTATTCCTTTTAAATATAAAGGAAGTGTGAATGTTCAAGATTGTAAAACAGCAGAAGAAGTTATGGCTGCTTCTGGTCTTAATTGGAGAGTTGCTAAATGTAAATTAGTTGCTAAAATGCCAATGTTAGAAATTAATAATGTTAATGATGGTTTTTATCATAATGGCAATAATTATGTTGAATGTGAAAATGCTTTTGCCACTTATAGAACTGATTGTAATATCCCTTTAGGTATTGTTAAAGAAAGATATACTCCTGTACAAAATTCTGAAGCTTTTTCTTTCTTTAATAATGCTATTGGTAAAAATAAAGCTATTTGGCAAACTGCTGGATTTTTTGGTAATGGAGAACGTATATTTGTTAGTGTGAAATTACCTAAGAATATTTTTGTAGATGATGACGTTATTGAAAATTATTTAGTATTTACTACTTCACATGATGGAACTAGTGGTGTTAAAATTTTGTTTACACCTATTAGAATTGTCTGTGAAAATACACTTAATGCTGCTATCAATAATTCTACTAATTATATAAGTTTTAGACATACTAAATCTATTTATGATAATCTTGATATTGCTTCTGAAATTCTTAATGTTTGTGATAATCGTGTTATATATTTACAAGAACAATTTAATAAAATGAAGAATACGATTATATCTGATGATAAAGCTCAAGAGATTTTTGCTAAAGTTATATTTACTGAAGATGAACAACTGAGAATTAAAAATACAGGTCATACTATTAAACAAATTGTCACAAGAGATTGGCGTGCTATTGATGATTCTCGAGTTAGTATGAAAAAAGTTAATACTATTGCAGAAATAAATAATTATTATTATTCCGGTATAGGTCAAAAAGTTATATTAGGCACTGGATATGGAGTATATAATGCTATTAACGGCTATTATTCTAATATAGATAATAGTGAAGGTACTAAACGTATGGATTCTCTTCTTTATGGTGACAAATCTCGTAAAATCGAACTTGCAGGAAATTTAGTTCTTTCTGCTTAAATTAATTAAACAATGAGTAAAACTGTAGATATTTTAACAACCGCTATTGATTTGGCAATGCAAGGTGCATCTTTTAACGATGTAGCTAATAAACTTAAAGAACTTGATGAAGTAAAAGTTAAAGTTTGGCGTGAAGATGAAACAGTCAAACTTCCTACTTATGCTAAATCAGGAGATGCTTGTATGGATGTTTATGTTCATTCAATAGAATATAAGCCAGATGGACGTATTTGTTATCATACAGGTCTTCATTTCAAACTTCCTGAAGATTATGAAATGGAACTTCGTCCAAGAAGTAGTATTACTAAAACATTTGCAGTAATGCAAAATGCACCTGGTACTCTTGATGAAGGTTATACTGGCGAACTTATGTTTGTCCATAGACAATTAAATGAGCTTGATTTCCCAACACCAGAATATAATGTTGGTGACAGATGTGCTCAACTACTTGTTCGTAGACGCGAACGTATTATTTGGAATGAAGTTTCTACTCAAGAGGAATTAGGTGTTACTGAACGTGGTAACGGTGGATTTGGTTCAAGTGGTAAATAATATGTTTAATTTAATTATTATAATAAAATGAAAGCGATTGGAATTAAAATGGTAGATTTACTACCTATGTGTGCAGCTGAAGCTAAAGATAAAGGTTATCATGTTAATGGTAAAAGCGGAGATACTCCTGGATATGAAGTGACCTATAATAATGGTTATAAATCTTGGTCTCCTAAAGAAGTAGCTGATGCGGCTTATTTTATTCTCGATGAAAAGAATGATGGTACTAAAATTCTTAAAGAAGATGTAGAAAAGTTTATTACTGATGTTGATACGATAACTGTTGGTGATAAAACTACTGTTGTTAATGCTCATACTCTTACTGGATTTGATATTGTTAAACATAGTTCTTGTGTAGACCCAAAGAATTATAGTGAAGAACTTGGTAAGGAATATGCTATGGAAGAAGTATTTAATAATCTTTGGGCATATCTTGGTTTTGTGCTACAATGGGCTAAGTATGGTATTAAAGGTAAGAAGTAATTAGATTAAGAACTCCTCTACGGGGAGTTCACGGAGCGAAGCGTAGTATTCTATTATGGTTTGTAATAGTTTATATATTCATAGTGTTGTTAATACTGATTATAATTGTAATCGTCGCTACGCTCCTCAAACACCCCGTAGAGGAACAAACATGATATATTATGATTCTTTTTCATCTTATTTATTGTTTTGTTATAATAGTTTTTATTGCTATTATTGTTTATGCTTATAAAAAGTATAAAAAACCTGTTATTGATATAATTGATAATATTAAAACTATCTATATTGTTCTTAGTAAATTTACAAAAGATTTTGACTACTCTATTAAAGATGTTAATTATAATATCAATAAAGTAGGTTATAAATATAATGATATTGTTTATAAAATTGATGCTGTTCAAAAAAATATATCTGATAAATTGTCTGTATCAGCTAATAATACTAAGAATAAAGGAAAATATAAGCGTAGATTTAAATAACTGAATATATAGCTAAAAACAGCTATTATACTGCTTAATTTATAAGTTCTTGTTTATTGTAAATTCATTAGTAAACATAGTGTTACTTATAACAAGATAAGGCTCACGAGGAGGAATAAAATCTTCTTCGTGAGCCTTTTTTTAGTCCATAGAACCACTGATTTAATCAGGGTTAATTTCATCAGCAATTAGTTTAGAAAAACGCATATTAAGAGATTTCTCATTAATTCTATAATAACTATTATTTTTAGTCATAGTAGAAAGTCTATCAATAACTCTATACAAAGGAATATTACGTTTAAGAAGAACCCAACCTTTATTTTCTCCAGCATAAAGACCTGTTTTATATGTAGGATTAAAATCTTCATCAAACAACCATTGTGCAAGAAATCCAATTCCTTTAAGTAAATCTTCAGGTCCATTAGTAGCCGCAATAGGACTTGACCATAATGTAGAAGCTTCACTCATAAGACCCCAAGGAGTGTACATTTGAGATTCAGAAAGAAGTCTATCAGAAATATATAATGCGGTAGCAATAAAGTCACTCTTTTTCTCATCATCATCGTCAGTCATAGCATAAATAGCAATACTCATTAGCATAGCACTAACAATTCCATATAAATCACCAAGTGCCCTTTTAACTGCATTACGTTCCCATTGAGGCATTAAATTCCAATTTGTTTTAATATTAAGTATAGCATTTAAAGAAGCTTTAATTACTTCTTGTATAGAAGCAATAGCTTCTATTTCTCCAGCATCTTTACGATTAGATATTTTATCATTAATATCTCTAAATTCTCTTCCAAGTAATCTAACAACAGCAGCATAAGAACCTATTTCAATAGTATTTGTTTGTTCATTATAATATCCTTTAAAACGAAATCTTTTCATAATACCAGGATATATATGTTTATGATATTGCATAACAAGTCCTCCCCACCAACTAAATTCAATACGAGCAGCACCTATTTTATCATAAACACCATGTATTTTTTTATTAAGAGCAATGGTAGTATTTCTAATATCAACAATCATATCTTGAGTAAGTTCGCTTCCTTTTTTAATATGAATTTTACCATCTTTACCAAGTTCTAATTGGTCAATAGCAGAAGCTTTTTTATTCCATTTTTGTTTAGCATATTTAATAGCTTCATCACGTTTAGCAATATATTCTTTTATTTGTTTATCGTTGCAATGGGCACGAAGAAATTCTTCAACAATATTTCTTTTAAAAGTATCATATTTATATTGTTCTTGTTTATCATTTCTAATCTGACGTTTCATTTCACCAAGATTATCCATAAGAATTTCATCTTTACCTATAACAGAAATCAAAGTATCATATTCAGTTTTCCAAATATATTGTTGAAATGTTCCACATCGTTTAGTACCATCAATATCATCAAATACTTTATTTTGTTTGAGAACAGCAAATAGAACAGTATTTTGCATAAAATGTTCACCACCTGTTTGAAGACCATATAGTAAATTACGTGTTCTACGAACATATTCTCCTGCTGTTTCTCCAGAAGCTCTTTCGGTCATAGCATCAAAATCTACTACATTAAAATATTTAGTAAGAGCTGTGGCAAAATTAGAACTTTTATCACTATACATATCAGTAAGCATAGATATAGAATTATTAAGATACATTGCAATCGCATCTTTTAAATCTTTTTTAGTAATATTATCTTCTGCAAAAGCTTCACCCATAATATTAGTAAAACCTGTACCAACATTAGCAATACCACCAGTAACATTAAATATCATATATTTAGCAGAAGTAATATTTCTAGCTAAATCAGCATATTTATTAAGAGGAGTACGCTTTTTAAATTGGTCGAATATTATACGACGAGTAAAAGCTTCAACAGATTCTAAAGCTCTATTTTGTTTAGTAGTAACATATCTATCATTAGAATCAGTACTTTTCTTTTTATCAATAACAAGTTTTCCTGTAAGAGCACTCACAGAATATGCTTCATTATTTTTTAAATCTTCTTGTAAAAGATAAAGCCAATTTTTAGCTTTATTTCTAGCATTATTAATTATTTGTTGATGAATAGCTTCTGCAAATACAGTTCTATAATCATTATCCATTAAAGCATTATCTATCTTAAGATTATTAGCCTTAATTTCAGCATTTCTTTCTTTAACAGCATTAAGATACTTTTGATATTCTTCAGGAGTTTCACTTAAACCTCTTGGTCTTATAGTTTCAAGTTTTTCATAACCTTTACCTCTAAGTAGATGTAACATATCATTATCTATTTCTCTATCATTAGTATAATCTACTTTTTCATACCATTTATCTTCAGAATCATTACGATATTCAAGACCAACACTACCAAAAGCTTGTTTAATATACCATTTAGTATCAGGTTGAATTTTTCTTTTACGAGGAATAAAACCTTGTTCTATAAAAGAACTACTATTATTATATTTAGAAAAGAAATCCATTGTTTCTTGTAGTAGTTGTTGAACTTGTTTTTCTTTTTCAGTAAGACTTATAAAATTATTATAATTACCAGTTTCAACATTATAATTAGTACCATAAGTTTGATAATTAGGATTTACATAATCTTCTTTTACATTTTTTTCTTGATTCTCATAAGTAGGAACATAACTATAAGTACCTTTAAGACTACCATTAGGATTAACCATCATAGTAGTCCAAACTCTAAGTGGTTCAAATTTATGAGTATAAGGATTAAATGTATGATTCTTTTTAAACCATTCTTGAAAATTACCTTTTTCAGTAGCTTCTCGCATAGCAGCATAATAATATTCAGTAGGAACAAAATCAAGATTATTTTCTATAAGTTGTCTTGCATTTGTTTTCTCTTCATTAATATATTTATTGTCTTTTGGGACAATATATCCATAAATATCATTATTTGGAATATAATTTCCATCATCATCTAATTGAATTATTCCAGAATCATCAGTTTGAACGAATATATCAATAAAAGTATCAAATTTTTTAGTGCCTTTTATGTTAGTAAGAGCCCAAGCATATTCAGTATTAAATGCTTCATTATTAGTCATAAACTCAACATTATCTTTAAACTTCTTACGAAGCTCTTTAGATTTACGTTTGCCTTTAATAGTTCTAAGAGTATGATAATTTTCTACTAATTCAGCAATCTCATCTTCAGTAAGTTTTTCAAATATATCTTTAGCATGAATATGACCATCATCACCTACAACTTTAGAAATAAGTTCATTAATTCTACCAATTGCTTCAAGACGACGAGGATTAATCTTAGGTTCATTTTCACTAGGGTCACGAAGCATACGATAAAAATCATCTTTAAGAACAGGAAGACCAGTAGGAATATCTTTAATTAATATAGCTTCACCAGCATTACTATCATAACTAAAATCATATTTATGTTTAGTAAGATTTCTTATAGTATCAATATCTTCATCACTTAATTTACGAGGGTCAATATTACCAAATTCATCATAAGCATTAGCTTTATTAAGTATTTCTCTTATTTTTTCAGAATTAACATTATCTTTATCTTTTAAAATATCAAATGCTTTAAAAATAGCTTTTTTAGCATCATCATTAATAGTATAATAAGAATTATCTTTAACCCATTCATAAGCTTCTCTATAAGCTTCATCTTCAAGTCTTTTATCTAATGTTTCATCAGGATGTTTCTTTTCATATCTTTCAATAATAGTAAGATTATTTTTAAGAGCTTCTTTAAAATCATAAGCTTCATTCCAATCAAAATATTCATCATCAAGTTTACGTTTTTCAGTAATATATATTTTTAATTGTTTAGCTCTAAATCTTTCTTCATCACTTTTAAGAGTATAATCATCTTTATAATCAGAAGTAAGCTGTTTAATTTTACGATTAATTTCTTTACGTCTATCTCGTTCTTCTTTAGTGAGAATACCAGTAGGACGATTATCATTATAAAGCTCATGAATAAGTTTCATATATTCAATATATTCATTAGGAGCATTTTTAAGAACTTTTCTAATATTAGCGTTTTTAGCTTTATAATATTCAGGAACTACTATTTGATGTGTATTATTTGCATACCATTCATCCCTTTCAAGTTTAGCTTTTATATATTCAATACTATCTTCACCATAAGTATCTCTTGCTTCATTAACAGCATCTCTTAATTTATTACGGTCTTCAATAAATTGAGCAGTATATGGTCTAATAAGACGACCTTGTTTATCAATAACATTATTCCAATTAAATTCACCAGGTTTATCTAAAATATTATCTATTCTATCAAGAAATTCTTGTTTTCTTTTAGGAGCATCTTCTATAGCAGCTTGAGTCATTATTTTATTAACAATTTTAACAACAACTTGAATTTGTTTATTGCTAATCATTCCAATATCACCAATCCAAGATTCCCACCAACCAGCATCACCAAAAGTATCATTAAGTTTTACCAAACCCATACGAACATTAGGATTAGTAGAATATTCATTAGCAATATAATTATTAAACATTTTATCAAAACCTAATTTGATAATATTATTATTTCTAATTTTAGTAATACTATTTCTAATTCTTTTAATGGCATTAATTGTTTCAGTATCAAGACTATCAAATGGCAATGTCATTATTTCTCCAAAATTATTACCAAATGTAACAGCTTCAAGTAAAAGTTTAACAATAGGTTCTACTTCTTCTGGATGTTCACGAAGAACACTATAAAGTTTATCTTCTCCTAAATTATATTCTTCATCATCAATTTTATAATGATTTATAGCATTATCAAGAATATTAGAATATATTTCAATATATTGAGCCGTAATAGAATAAATACTTTTTCTATTATTTATAATATCTTCTGAACGACCTTCATTAATATTTTTCATTTCAAGAGCACGTCTTGCTTTAGCAGCATTAACATCTCCTTGATGTTCAGCTCTTCTAAGAGCAGTCATCATATCTTTAGCTGTAGAATTTACAATATCAAATTTATCTTGTTCTCTAACATAAAAATCAGTAGCATCAGAAGTTATAGCTGCCATATCAGGAGCAATATTTTTTGCTCGTTCTTTATCTTGATTTTCTATTTGTTCTCTAACTTCTTCATTAGTATTAATAGTAACTTTATAATATTTAGAATAAACAGCACCCCCATTATAAGCATCTTCATAAGCAGCTCGTTGTTCAATAGGAAGTTCATTAATATTTAGTTTATTTTTATTCATAATAGAATTAGCAAATTGCTTTGGCTGTTTAGCATGAGAAATACTTACTGTAACAATATCATCACCAACAGGAATATTTTGAACAACAGTAATACCACGAGGTATTTGGTTATAAATAAAACCAGAATCAGAACGAACTAAAACGTAAGAGCCTTTTTCCTCTACGGGGGAGTTTACATAATCAGAAATATGACTAATAAACTTTTCAATTTCACCTTTTTCACGTTCACTACCATTAACAAGAATACGTTTAAATTCATCTTTATTTTCAAGACTTTCTTTAACAGTATTAAAATTAAAAGTAGGAATAATACTTTCTTTAGCTAAATCAGAAAATATTTTTTTAACTTCAGAACCATCTTTAGTAAGTTCTTTAGCCTCAGTATTTTCATTAATAGCTTCATCAATAAGAGCATTATAATAATCAATATCCTTATAAATATTATTACTTTTATTTACACTATAATTTCCAGTTTCATTTCGTTCAAGAATATTTAAAGGAATAAGATAAATACCATTATTAGTTTTACGAATTTTATAAAGAGTATTTTTTCTTTTATTCTTTCCAATCCATTTACTTATACGAATATATTCTTGTGGACTATCAATATCTTCTACATTAATAGCAGAAAGTAAATCTTCAGTACGTGTTTCAAAAGGAATAAACACAAGACTATCACCTTGTCCATATATATTAAATTTAAATCCTAAACTCATATTACCATGTTTATTTTCAGGTTTATCAAGTTTAAGAGTTTTAACATATTCATTATGGCTACGAATAAATCTATCTATAAATTGAGTAGTAACTGCATTAGCAGGATTTTCATAATATTGAAATACTTCTTTAATAACAGGTATAATATTCATACCCATATCTTCTATGTTTTTATACATAGCATTATTAGTAATAATTTTACTAAGACCCCCTTTTTTAAATTTAAATCCTTCAACAATAAAAGCATATTTAATTAAATCCATAGTAGCAAGTCTAATAATAGGACTTGTATTATAAAAACTATTATTAAAAGCAAAATATACTTCTTGTATATTATCAGAACTATCTGCAAATTGTATAGTTTGTTGAGTATATCCTTTATTTTTATATTCCCATTGATTAAACTTATTTACATTAAGATATTCAAATATACCTTTATTATCAGTAAGATTAATTTGCATCCAAAGAACTTTCTGAGCAGGAGTAAGCTTGTTAAAAGCATCTATTTCTTCTTTTGTTAGATTATAAATATCTTTAATCTCAACATTCATTGTAGAAGTTTCATTATAACCGAATACACGAGAAATTTCTTTATTCCAATAATTTTCACTGTTTTCAGTAGTTTCAATAATAGCATCATCATCAATATCAAACCAACCTTCTTTTGTAACAGTTAATGGAGTACTAATATAAGGAACAGAAGAATATACTTGACTCATCATATATTGCTTATATTCTTTATATTGTTCATCATTAAATATAATACCTATTTTTTGTTGAACTGCGTTAGTAACATTATTATAAAGACTATTCTCTGTAGGAAATAAAATACTATTAGCTTGAATACTGGGTTCTGTAGCATATTTAAAGAAAGCGGCTAAATAAGGATATGCACTATTTTCAATATTTATACCATCTTCACTTCCAAATCCAGGATAAATAGCTTCAAGCAAACTTTTATTTTTTACACGAATAATTTTATTTATAGGATTATCTTCATTAAAACCATATTCTTTAATATTATCTCTAATCATACGAGTAGCTCTAACTGTTTGCTTAGCACCAAATCTATCAGGATTACTACAACGCATAATTTTTTCAATACCTTTAGTAGTATTATTTATTTTATTAAAGGCAAAAGCCATAGCAATATCAAAAGCAGCATTTTTAATAGTATTATCTTCTTTTGCTGATTCTGAATTATTATTTATTTCGATTGATTCTAAGCGGTTTTTAAGGGCTTTTACATTCAAACTGAATGTTACATCAGCTATTGAATTATTAAAGTCAATTTTAGCTCCAAATAGCTCATATATAGCATCTTGAAATTCTGTGTTTGTATTCAACAATGTTAGAATTGTATCATAATTAGAATAGTCTGTAATAGGATTACCACCAATAGTTAAATTTGTTTTTGCAACAATTCGTTTAATAGCGGTTTTAATAACATCTCCACCGCCATTAATATAAATACTATTAGTTTCATTATTGACTTCATTAATAGTAGTTATTACAGGTTGCATTAGAAATGCAATAGCTGTTCTATAATCAATACCAGTATCAATAAGAGTCTTAAATGTACCAAAAGTATATTCATTTTCATTATAAATAGCTCCTTCTTTAATAGCATCAAGAATATGAGCTGTTGTTTCAGAACTATATACTGTAAGAAGTTTACCTATAACATTACGATTATTATTACTATTAGCAAGACGATAATGTTTAACTCTAAGTTTAACAGTATCTTCTTTTGATTTAGCTAATTTTCCATTTTTATCTAATGGAATGACATCACCTTTTTTAGTATCATTATTATATAATCCATAAGCATCAATAATAGAATCATAATCATATTCACCATTAGTTACATCATATTCTACAATAATTTCATGACCTTTTCCTAATTCACTTTTAGCATAATTATTAACACTATTAAAAGTATCACGTGTTACAGAAAAAGCTTTAAGTGAAGCACCACTCATAGCATTTTCCATAAAATCAATTTGGTCAAGAGGATTGTATGCACTACGACTTAATGAACTTGCTCCACGAGCAGTATTCATTTCACGCATAGCTTCAGTAATATCATCAAAATTACTTCGAGAATAATTTTCTTCACGACTATTATCACTCTCCATAATCTTAATCATAGCATCAAGAATATTATTATTTCTAACTTGACGAGGAAGTTTTTCTACTTCAGGTAGATTTTTAAATTCATTAAAAGTCATAAGACCAGCTTCTTTACCAATCTTATTAAACTTTTTATAATATTTATTTTTAGATGCTTTTTTATTAGTCTTATTAAACTCTTTATAATCTTTAGACACTTTTTTAAGACGGTCTTTTAATAACTTATATTTATTAGACTTAAGTTTATCTTCTTCTACGTCAGAAGGTATTTTATTTTTAATATTATCATCAAGATACCGCTTATATTTACCTATATCAGTACCAGCAGCTTTATCTGTCCATTTTTTAACACCAATTATTTCTTTAGTTATTTTATTTTTAACAGCATAAATTTCATGACAAATAGCATACACAGAGTCAACGTCAAAGTCAGCACCTGTTTGAGTAACCCATTCATCTGGAAGCATAATAGTACTTCCATAAACATCATCAAGAAAACCTACAACTTTAACTACAGAAACAGATTGTTTACCTTCAGTAGGAATACGATAAGCAATTTGAATATCAAGACCTTCTTTTTTTAATTGTTCAATAGGATAATCTTTAGGTATAAGATTACTCCAACGAGGTATCATTACTTCAGCGTATGCCTCTTGTTTAATATTACCATCAGCATCTTTAACTTCAGGATGATATTTAAGTTCTCTTAATTTGCCATTATTATCAAGAACTTTCATACCATGTCCAATTTGAGTAACCTGAGCAGCATGCCATCCAGGAAGTTTTTGTCTTGTAATATTACTATTAAATATAGCTTGAGCTATACTTTCAAGTTTACTACTTACATTATTCATATAATTAGGCATAATAGGATTACCTAATTCATTAGGAGTAATATAATCTATAAAATTTTCATCAAGTCCAAGACGTTGGGCTTCATGACGAGCTTTACTATAAAAATCAGTAAAATCAAGACTCGCATCAGGATTATCAATATTGGAAAGACTATCATCTTTATTTACTTTCCAGCCCATATTAAAAATCATTTTATTAAAATCATCTTTAATATTAGCACAATAATTATCAAAAAATTGTTTTACATAAGGAGCTACAGTTTCATCAGCATTATCTATAATTTTTTTCATAATCTGAATACCAGCTTTATTATGAGCATCCTTCATATGTTCAGGAACATCTTGCTGTTTATACAGAAAACGATAATAATAATTTTCAATAGCTGCATTATTATTAGAAGTCATTTCTTTTTCAAAATCTGGATTAATATTACCATCATTATCCCAAAATGTAAGAATATTTCTTTTAGCAGCTTTAGATGTTTCAGCAGTATTTACTTGGCCAATATCATGTTTTATCATAATATCATAAAGTTCTTTAAGTTCTGTACCTTCAAGAAATTCAGGAATAAGAACAAATTCAGCATTTTTAATTTGACGAGGATAATGAGTTCTAGTAGCAGTATCAAAATGTTTATCAAAGTAAAAATTCTTTTGAACTTGAATACGTGCATTAATTTCATTTAAATCAATATCTTTAATTGTTTTTTCTCCAGTACGAATAGCATATATTTGTGAAAGAATATCTTGATATTGATTTAATGTTCCATCTGCATATTTACGTCTAATAAATTCTTCAAGAGTAATATAAGATTGAGCATCGTTAGTTTTAGTATTATCAGCAAAACCAGCATATACTTGTTGAGCTATTTTAGTAGCTTGTACTTCACTCATTTTATTTTTAAGAATATTAAATACTTCTTCTCTAATACGATTTGCATATTTACTAGGACGAACAGTATTATAAATAGTAATAGCTTTAAAACCATTTCTTGCATTAGGAGAAGTAGAATAAAATCCTCCCTCTACGGGGTGATAAGCATTAGTAAATTCTGTAATAGAAACACCAGCAACATTTATAGGTTGAACATTACCATTTCTATCAATACAATCTTTTATATTTTGACTAAGAGAATCATTAATATCAAAACCAGCATATGATTTACCACCAGCTTGAACTTCTTTTGCTCGTTTAAGAAAATCTTGAGCATTCTTATAAAATTTAACATCACCTTCAAATAAATCATCAAAAGACATTTCAACATTAGCTGTATTGATCATACAATCAAAAACTTGCTCTCTACTAATTTCAGCAGTTTGAAGAAGTTTATCATATTGTTTTGTTCTTTGATTAACTTCTTTATTAAAATTTTTAATCCAATTTTCAGTAATATTATCAAGAACTTTGTTAATTTCTTCTGATATATTAAGAACAAGTCTACCATTTTCTTCACGAACAAGACCATGATTCATATTAATACTACCTGTAGTTTTAGTAATATGTAAAAGAGCATTGTCTAACTCCCCGTAGAGGGACAATTCATTCTCCATGCTATCTTGTACATTATATCCATTAGTATTAAATAGCTTTTTAAATGTAAAGAAATTACCAGTAAGTCTGCCATCTTTAATAATAGTTCCATTATAATGTGCTCTATCAATAAGACCAGTAGTATTCTTTCTTAATTTCCAATTACCTTTAGTATCTTTTTTAAATAGATTATTAAGTTGGTCAATATAAGTATTTAATTCATTAAGAAGATTCTGACGAATACCTAAGAATATAGGTACATTTTTATTTATAGTTGTTTCTATTTCACCATTAGTAATACCTTCTTGTTTAATAATATCAGCAATATCAGCATAAAAACTTTCGCTCATGTCATCTTCATTAGATGAACTGATAATATCAACAATAGAAATATCATATAGTATATTATTTGTTTCCCCTTGTACTTTTTGTCCTTTAATAAAAACAATATCTTTATCTTCTTTATTTTGATAAACAATAGGAATAGTTATAGAGCCATCTTCATTTTGAATACTATACATTCTATTATAATTAATAGTATCTACAGTACCATTAAATAATTCATAAATATCAGCAGCATTCCATATTTGAGCTTTATTTATTTTAGAAGAACCTGTTATAATATTATCATATTCATCTTGATATCTACTTTCCTCTCCATTTTTAAAACCAAATAAACTAATACTTTCTCTTACTTTATTTGCATAATCAGTAACAGAAGAAGCAATAGGAGAAAGTAATCCTTGAGTGTTAAGTTTAGGAGCTTGAACTATAAAGTTTTTAGGTGCATCAGAAGGAGTACGCATAAAATATCCAGCATAATCTTTAGAAAGAGCTATAGAAGAAATACCCATATTTTCACCTATAGAAATAGGATTAAAATAAGCATATAAATTAGTAAGAAAATAATCTCCTTTAGACATACGATTATACATTACAGCTTTAGCATTATCACTATCTTTAATACCATTAAATAAACTTACTTGTATAATTTTACGAGCCTTAGGATTTACTTTTACATTGCCAGAATTATCTCTCATAAATAAACCTTCTGAAACATAATCCCCTTCTTTATTTTTTATACCCCAAAATAAAGGAGTATATCTATATTGTTCAGTTTTAGTTACTTCTTCGAGTAGTTTATTAAGACCAGCATTAGCATCTTGTTCAGTACTATAAGCTATTTGTTTTAAAAGATTAGTAATCCAGTTATTATTTATGACATCTGATGCAAGATTACCTTCAGCATTAACACTATTAAGTTTATTTTTAACAGCACTATAATTTACAAGTTTCTTAGCAATATTAATAATTTGTGCATTTAATCTATCATATTTTACATTAGATAAATCTCTTATAGGAGCAGGTTCATTGAATGGAACTCTCATTTCAGCAGCATTATTTTTTTTAGTAATCCATGATTTATATTCTTTTCTACTATTATAATCAGCATTATTATATTCTTCAACAGTAGATTCTACATCTTTAAGAAGACTTGTTAAATTATCTATAATGTAAGTAATATTATTATTTACATTATCAGAATTATTATATAAATAACTTTTAAGTGCAATAATATTAAGATTAGGATAATATTTTTTAAGCACATCATAAATAGTATTTTCTACTTCAGATTTAATTTTTTTAAGTTCTTGTTTTTCAAATTCTGTTTTATATTTTTTAGTAAAGAAATCATTATCTAATTTACTTATTCTTTCTTTTAAAGTATCTAATTTATCTATATCAGTAACATTAAATACATCAGTCATAGTAGAACGTGTATTATTAAGCATATTATATACAATATAACTTAAAGCATCAGCAGATTTATTAGACTGTGTAAAGTCAATCCCATTTTCACTTAAAATATTCATTATTTTAATAATCTTGGGATTAGCAAGTTGAGTAAATAAATAATTAGCAAATATAGGGTCTTCAATGGCTCTATCAGCAATAGCTATAAAACCATAAAGCTCTGGTACTTGCTTACTCATATTTATAATACTATTAATAAAATCATTTACAGAATTATAATTACCATAATTAATTAATTGAGAAATAATAAAATTAGCCCCCATTGTTGTAGGAACACCAACTTCATTATTAGTATCATAAGAATATTTTTTATTTCCTAATTCAGAAGGGGCAGAAAGTTTATAAAGACTATTAAAATATAATTTTAAATCAGCAGCAACAGCTTTATCAAAGCTTGCCCAAAGTTTATTTTCCCAAGATTTAGACATTTCATCTACACTATCCGCATTAGGGTTTATAGCGTCATTTTCATCTTGAAAATTTTCATCAATAAGTTTACTACTTTCAAGTGTATTTTTAAAATCATCTACAATAGAAACAAGTTTTGAACTATCAAAAGCAGAACTAAACCATTCATTAGGATTACCTTTTGCTTGTTCAATCATATTACTATAATTCTTTTGAACTACATTACCTGCTTTAGCTACAAGAATATGAGCAATATTATATCTATTTAATTTAGTTTCAAGTAATTTATTTTTAATATCAAGTTTATCTTCTTTTTTAGCTGCATTAAACTCTTTAATAAGTTTAACTACTTCATTTTGAGCATTCTTAAAAGCTTCAAGTTCTTTATCAAGACTATTATCATTTTTTTCTTTAATGAATTTATATAAAGGTATAACACAATTATTAATATAATCGGTTTCCATATTTAAAAGTGATTGATTAATAACTTTTTTTCTATCAAGTTTAATATGTTTACCTTTACTTTCTTGAAGCATTGAATTATATACTTTGCTAATAACAGTAGCAGTATAATCAATAGCAATATTTTTAGCATTAACACTACTAAAACCTCGCATTGCTTCTGCTTGAGCTTTTGCAGCACTTTCTATAACATCTTTATGTCTTTCTCTAAAATATTTACGAAGAAGACTTCTTACAGTATTTTGATTATTATCTGCAAGACTTTTAGATGAATCAAATTTTTCACTCTTTTTACAATAGTCAAGAAATTCTTGACTATTAACATAACCTGCAAGCACTTTTGCTTTATAATCTGCAACAACACTAACAGATTTAGCTAATTTACCATCAACATCATCTGTAATGGTAAATCCAAATTCAAAACATTCCATATCTTTATGTTTATCTTATGAAACAATAAAAACCGCCAAATACTTATAGCTGTTTTTAGCTTTGTATTTGACGGTTTAATCTTAGCTGTTCTATTTATCTACAAGCGTATTTAATTTCGCCATTATCAAGCATTTTAGCTATTAACGGCTTATCTTGTTCCGCGAACATATTTAAATAGTCAGCCATATTAGTAATTCGGGTAACGCCAAAAGTTTCAGCAGTTGCACCACCGTTATTAGCTACATGGTCAATATTATATTCTTCAGCAGAAGTAGTAATAGCAAGGAGTTCTATATCATCATTATCGTCTATAAACTCATCTTCATTAATATCTTCTTCAAATTCTTCATCTTCGTCAACACCTAATTCGTCATCAATTTCTTCTCCTGATATATCATCAGTTTCTTCAATAGATTCAGTATCTTCTGATTCATCTGTTTCTATATTATCAGTTTCTTCTGATATAGTTTGCTCATTAGTATTATTAGTAGGTGTAGTTATATTACCAAGTATAAGATATTGTTGTGCGAATATAGTATTATTTTTTATATTAGTATTTCCTTTACCAAATAATTTTAGTAATAAATCAATAATTTTTTGCCAAATACTTTTATTCTCATTATCTATACCTTCAACAATAATTTCTTTATCACGATATTCAGTATTATTAAGAAAATTCATTAATAAAGGTTGAGTAAGAGTTTCAACAAGCCATTCTTCAGCAAATATACGTTCTCGTTCTTCTTCACTCATAGAAGCATATTGGGCATTTTTCTCAGCAGTAAATTGTTTAAAATAATCACTAGGATTAAATTTATTTTCCTCAATCCAATTTCTAACTTTAACTGCATTTTTATATTCTGCACTCTCTTCATTAGCTGTTTCTATAATATTATTAACAGCTTTTATAGTAGCATTATAAGTATCTAATAATTCTTCTACAAGTCCTTGTCTTTCAAATAAATTTTGTTTATTAAATTTATCATGAAGATTTTCATGAATAAGAAGTCGTTTAAGACTAAAAGGAGAACTATTTACATAATTAGCACCTGCATTACCAAAGAAAATCTTGCCATTTCTAAATACAGCATACTCATGAGTAAGTTTACTATCATAACCATATTCTTCAGGAACAAGAGGTATATTATATACGTTATTTCCACTAAGAAAATCTATCTCATCTTTGGAAATAGTAGTATGTTCAAGAAGTTCTTTAGAAGAATTAAATTTAGTAGTACTTGCAGTTCTAATAGTATCACCAACAGATTGATATTGTCCCTCTACGGGGTGTTGTTTTGAATCAGGTGTTTCAAACACTGATACATCTATATAAAGAGAATTAACTTTATCAGTATTATCAAAATATCCACCATATTCGTTTCTTCCTTGATTAGTATTAAAAGCATTTTCTTGAAGAACAAAATCTCCAAAATTGTCATAAACTGTTTTAACTCCTCCTAATTCAATAACAAACTTTCCATTTTCTTTATACATATAAGGATTATCTGATGTATTATCTTCACCTATATTATTAAGAGTATAGAAAGTTTTATTATAAACTAAATTCTCCGCAATCTCATTTACAATATTATCTATAAATTTTTTATTAACAGAAATGGAACTACGAGATTTTTTCAATTCACCATTAGGCGCATAACTAATACCTGTTCCTAATTCAGTAGTACCTTTTTTAAATTTATTAATTACAAGAACATATTTTTTAAGTTGACCTCCAATACTAAGAGCAAGATTATTACCGTCATGTATAACACTATAACCTTGAAATATAGTAGGATTATTAATACCAGGTCCATTAAAAAGAGAAGAAAGTTTTTTATCTACTTCTTCATAAGTATATCTTTTTTCTTGAAAACCAGTAAATATATCAGTAAGTTCGTCTTTAAGTTGTTTCTTTATTTTATCACCAAGTTTGTTAGCGCTTGTAAACATAGCTAAAATAGGAGTATTATCTCTACCTCCTATAAACATACCCATACTACCAATAGAAAATGGTGTAGAACTAACAATAGTTTCACCTGTACCTTCATTAATAAGCATTGTATTACCATCAGTATTAACTACACCAACAATAGGATTTCTATCAAATGTTAATCCTATATCTGCTATACCATGTTCTTCTTCATCAATTATTGATTTAATATCAGAAGTTTGATTTTTATATGTATTAGCAAGACCAGCATATTTAACAGTAATTTTTTTATTAGTATTTAAAGCAGTTTGTATTTTATGAGTATTCTTATAATTAGTAAATACATTTTTAATCCACTTTTGATAACTACTATAATATTCAATCATAGATTGAGCGTATGGATTAAAAAATACAACATTCTCAAGTTTACTAATTATAAATTGAGCTTTTTCTTTATTACTACTTAATTTATCTACTAATTTTCCACTTCGTTCATCCCATTTTTTAGGAAGAATAATAATTCCATTTTCAATAGCTTTTTTTACAACTTCATGATTAATAAAAGAAGTATATTCTTTATCACTTACTTCTTCATTTCTATTGTTAATATTATATCTATGTTGTTTATTTATAATATTCCAAAGTATATCTTCAGGCTTAAATATAGATTTAAATAATTCATCAGTATTTGAAGAATAAACACCATCATTATTTATTACATTATAATCAATACCTCCAGAATATTTACTAATAAAAGAAGTATATCCTGTGTTAGTATCATTAGGAGTTACAGTAGAAATAAATCCTATTTCTTTTTCATTAACTTTAAAAGTAATAGAATGTATATTTCCATTTCTATCAGGATTATATTCTACTTCTATAGATTCTCCTCCATTTAATCCAGCAATAATTCTACTATATTCATTATCTCGCTTACTACTTGGCGAAATATGCATATAATTATCAAGTTGAACTTCTTCTAATCTTTCATTAACTATACTATTAAAAAATTCAGCAGGATTTTTAAGTATAGAATTAAGACTTCTCTTATGAGTAAATATATATTTAGTATTATTAGGATTAGTAATATAATCACGCATATTATATAAAATATGCATAGCTGTATCAATATCAATACCTATTTCTTTATTATAAACAATATCATTAAATAATTTTTCAAGATTAATTATAACTTTTTGCCCTTTAGGAGTAGCAATTTCTTTATAAGATGAATAAGTTTCAAGAAGTTTGTCAATAACTTCATTTAATTCAGCATCATTAAGAGATTTAGTAATAGCTGACATATCTTGAGTCATATCTTGTTTAGAAGCAATAGTGTCTGCAAGATTTTTAAATTTATCTGCATTACTATCTTTTCTACCAGCAAGTTTTCTACTAATCACATTAAGAGCAAGTCGTAAACCACGTTTAGCAGCAGCTGGTGCAAATCCAACACTAACACCTTGATTTTCAAGTTCTTCAATAATCATATTGATAAGACGTTGGGCTTCGTCACTATTTATATCTTTTCCTAAAGCATCATCAAATATATTACGAGATTCTCTAAATATAATAAAAGCTATTGTACTTGCTCTACCAACAGCTCCTTCATCAATACTAATATTAAATGCTTCAGCAACTTTGGCTGCATCTTTAGCAGCAGCACTATCAAAACCTTCTATTTCTTTTTTAGTAATTGTTCCTTTTTCAGCATCATCTTTATCTTTATCTTCATTTTTAGGAGGAGGGGTTTGTTGAGCAGGAGCTGTTTGCGTAGGACCGATTTGTTCAGAAGTTTGTGTTTGACCCCCCGTAGAGGAATCCGTTTGTTCACCTTCTTCTGCTTTACTATTTTCTTCAGCAGCATCATTAACTGCTTTTACACCTTCTTTTACAGCTGTAGTTCTTTTCTCAGAACTTTTATTACCATCAACAACAACTTCTTTTTCTGCTTGTTCTTTCTTTTTACGCTTATTTTGTTCTTCTCGTATAGTAGCTATTATACTTTTAGTATATCCATCAGTAGTATAATATCCAATTTTAAGTATATCTAATTCATTTTTAAGACTTTCAACATTTCCAGACATTACATCTTCAAAAGCTTTTTGTAAATCTTCTTGTTGAATAATATAATTTTCTACTTTTTTTGCAGCATTATTAAGTTTATTTCTTGTAAATAAATCTACTTGTTGTGATATATCATTAATACGTTCTACATAATTTTCTTGATTTTTAGGTAGTATAAATTCTTGATGAGATAAAGCATCTTCAACACTTATTTGCTTATCTACAAGTTCAGAAACAGCTTTAGGTAATGTACCTTCTTCTTCATTATTAATAATATCTTCTATATTAGACATTGTTTTATTAATTTCAGAAAGAAGAGATTGGTCATTAATACCTATTTTATCATATAAAGATTTAATTTGTTCAGAAATATCACCTGTAAAAGGATTATTGTCATTAAGAAATTTAACAAGACTTTTTCTACGAAGATTATAATCTTTTTCATATTGTTGTTTAGCTTGTTCAGTAATATTATGATTACGATAATCTTCATACATTGCTTGCTCTCTTTTATCAATTAAAGCAAGTTGTTTTTTAACATAATCTGTGATTGCTTTACGTCTATAATTATCTAATATAGTAGAATTAGAAGTATTAATTTTATTTATTTTATCTTCTAATAATTCTTTTCTTTCAGTTAATTCATCAACAGCTAATTGTTCACGAGTAATTTCACGAGCAGCAATCTTTGCAACAGAATCATTATCTACTTCTGTATTTTTAAGAATATTATATAAGTTAGTTTCATAATTATTAGCAATATCTTCTGCACGTTCAATTAACTGTTGACTAAAATTTTTATCATTAGCATTAAATTCTAATCCAGCATCTTTAAAATATTTATCAAATTCTTGACTAGTAATATATTCTTTAAATAAATCATAATTACCAACATCTATAGCATCCATTGCCATAGAAGAAATATAATCATTAGTAAGTTGTGCTTTTTTAATTTCAGCTTCTTCAGGAGTAAGGGACTTATATAACTCAACACCATCTTCTTTTATACGTTCTCCAGTAATAGGGTCTGTTTTATATTCATCAGGATTTTTAAGGTCATTAAGTAGTTTCATTTTCTGAATAAAATTATAATTTCTTTCAGAACGACCTTTTATTTCAAGACTTCTTATTTTTTCTTCAGCAGTCATATTAGAAGCAAAATCTTCTTCACTAAGTTTGCCTCTTTTATATTTATAATATAATTCACCTTTACGATAAAGATTACCTAATGCTTTACCAGCAGCTTGAAAACCCATACCACCAAGAACTCCCCAAAAAGCTTGTTCCCAAATACTATCGTCTGTAAGATAACTTTCAATAGAACGAGGAGTATATTCAGGATTAAGAATCATTTCGGCTACTTCTTTACCTTTTTCAGTTTGAATACCTTGATAACCTTCTTCTATACCTTCACTCCATTGTACAGCTCCAGCTGTAGTAAGAGGATGTTTTATAGCTTCTTTAATTCCATCTAATCTATCTTTTAACCAAGAATTTTTAGAAACATTTTTAGTAGCATTTTCAGTAGTTTCTCCAACAAGACTGTTAATAGCTTTTTTATTTTCTTGTCTTAGAGCAGCTGTAGCAGTTTTATTTTTTACACCTTTCCAAAGACTACTAATAGCTTTAAATTGTGTAATATCCATAAGTAACATAGCATAATCATTACGAAAAGTTTCATCAGCACTTGCACCAGCAATATAAGCAGCCATTTCTTCATCTGTTTTACCTGCAAGTTGAGGGTTTCTTTCAATCATTTTTTGTTTATCCTCAGCAGACATAGATTTAATAGTATTAAGAGTATTATCTTTAACTTCATTATAAACTCCTCTAGCTTCAAGATAATTTTCCATAGTACGAGAAAAGAAAGCAGTAGTTCCTATTTCTGTACCTGTACCTATTGATTTAGCAAGACGAGCAGTAGATTTAGTAGAACGAGATAAAGCTTTTGCTGCTCTAGCAGCAAGTATAGAAGATTTAGAACCTATATTATATATTTTTCCTAAAAGACCTAATCCTTTAACAGTAAGAGTACTTGGAATAAGCATAGAAGCAGTACTTGCTATACTCACTGCATTATTAGCTAACCAACCAAAATCTCCAATAGCCCATGTAGCATTAGGGTCTTCTTCATATATTTCAAATCTATTACGAACTTCATTTTGTAATCCTTCAAGATAAGTACTAACAGGATTAGTATAATCATTTTCTCCTTTTTCAGCATTAAAATTTATAGCAGCATCGACAAGATTACTAAGACCTAAAAATGTACCAAGTACTATTTCATTGCCTACAGCTTGAACTAAAGAATTACCTGCTTGTTCAAGAGCTGATTGATTATTAGCACGTTCCTTTTTAAGTTCTTCTTCAGTATTAACAGGATTTATATGTACACCATACTCATCCCATTTTTCATTACCAGTATTAAGATGAGTTAAATCATAACTATATTTAGCAAGATGTTGTCCTATTCTATCTCCTCTATCTAAAGCATCCTCATAATTATCACTTCTAATAAATTTAGGAGAACCAATAGGGTCTTTTTTAGTAGGTTTCCTATAATTAGGATTAGGAACACTAACACCATTTTTTAAAAAATCATTTATATCCATAGTATAAAATTATTTATTAATATCGTCAATAAGTTTATCAAGTACAGCTTCAGCATTAACACCATATATATTTGCAATAGTTATTGCAGAATTTGCCATAGTACTTCTAATTCTTGCATTAATAGTATTTTCTCCAGAAGAAAGAAAAGCATTTTTACAAGCGTTATAATTATTAATAGCTGTTGTTAAATTGACTGCTTCTTCTGTATTAATATTTTTACTAATTCCACCAAATTTTACATTATATACATCATTACCAATACCTGTAATTGACATTTTACCAAGAGTAGGATTAGTATTTTCATCAGCTAAAATACGAGTAGATTTAGTACTACCAGTAACAGCAATAGTATTAAATGATTGAATAAAAGGAGATTGCATCATATATTCAGAAGCTGTTTCATTAATCATACCAGGAATATAAAAACTTCTCTTTTTACCATCTCCTACAATTTCTCCTTTAGAATCTGTTTTAGGTAAAACAGTAATATTATAACCAGATATAGGTGCTCCAGTTAAAGGGTCATAACTTCCAGGAACAACAGTAGGACTAAATGTAGCACGTTTATCTTTAATAGCTTGAAGTATTTCATTGCCAAAATTAAATCTTTCAGCACTATTATCAACTATTTTACGAGTACCAGATTCATCAGACATATACATTTGTGTCTGACTAAAATCCATACCTTTAATAATATTTTCAAAAGAATCATCATAATATTTTTTATAACTATTATATTGTTCTTTACTAATAATACCTTTTTCATATTGGTCAAGTAAAGAAGCATCAGTAAAATGATTACCATCAAAATTTAAACTACTAACGGTAATTTTAGAAGGATTAATTTTATATTTATCATTAATTTTAGAAGATTGTTCTATACCATTATTATATGTTCCAGCCATTTTATGAATTAAATTTCTATATATATTAGAATTTAATTCTCTTTCAGAAGTACCATATGGATTAGCTTCATTAGCATATTTTACTTTATTGCCTTTAGAATGTATGCTAACACCTTCATCATTAACAACATCTATAGAAAAACGACCTTTACCACCTGTAAACATTTGATATATAGTAGGAAGAAATCCTTTATTAGCACGAGATTCTGCTTTCTCAACAATAGAAGCTATCATAGGTAAAGCATTTTTAGCTTCTCTTGGTATAATTAATTTATTACCTTCTTTAATAATACCTAATTTAGAATAATTTTCATAACTACCACTATTAATAATATCATCCACATTTTTTAATGTTTTATCGCTAAGAGTAATAACTACGTTTCTACCATTTTTACCATATAAAGAATTAAAACTATTGATTAAAGTATCATCATATTTAGTACCACCATTTTTACTTGAAATAAGTTCACCACCTGATTTAATACGAGCAGAAAATAAAAAGTTATCTTTATCTTCTTTAGACATACCACTTGTATAAGCATTAATATTAGATTGTGCTTCATTATATGCTTTAACACTAGCTCTAATTTGTTGTCTATAAGCAATAGGAACGTTATGTTTATTAAGTAATTGTTCTATATTACCAAGAGTAATATTTTCAGGAATATATAAATCTTTACCAGTAAGTTTTTTATATAATGATTTAATAGAATTACCAGCCATATTTTTAGTAGACATAAATTCAGCACCTTTATCTACTTTTAATTCTACAGGAGTATTTCTACCACTCATCATAGCTTTATTAAGTACGTTATTGTCAGCAGCATTCTCCATTGCAGCTTTTGCTTGAGCAGCTTTATATGTAGCAAGACCATTCCCATAAGTAGTATGACTTGTAGAATTATAATAAGATGCTGCTTGTACAGCAGGGTCTACTCTTTTATGAAGATATTCTTTTTCTGAAAGAAAGAAACCATTTTTATCAGTAACATCACT